CATAAATGAGTGATAAAGTTTATTTAATAAAAAACGGATTGACTGTATTAACGGATAATCCAAACAAATTTTTAGATGATGGTTGGAAGCATAAGCATAACAATCCTGAAGCTAAGAAACCAACAGGGAGAAAATATGGCAAAAAAAATAAAACTTCAAAATAAAGATGGAGATACTATTGAGGTTTGGGATAACCAAGAAGATGAGTACGCACAGCAAGGTTGGACTACTGAATCTTCAAAACCCAAGAAAAAAACAACAACTAAATCTATAACAGAAGAACAAGGAGAATAAAATGGCAGTACATACAGGTGCATCAGGAGTAGTAAAAATAGGATCAAATGTGGTAGCAGAAGTGACAGCGTTTACTTTAGAAACTACAGCAGATGTAATTGAATCAACGCAATTATCTGATACAAATAAAACATACGAAACAAGCAGAAAAAGTGGCTCAGTAACAGTAGAGTGTATGTGGGACGAAACTGACAGTAATGGTCAGATCGTATTACAAGAAGCAACAGGAGTTACTTTATTGTTATACCCTGAGGGTGCAGAAAGTGGAGATTATTTCTACACAGTACCTGCAATCATAACAGGCAACTCACTATCAGTAACTATGGACGATATAATTAGAATGTCTATATCAGCACAAATTAATGGTGCAATTACTAGAGGTACAGTATAATTTGACAATTAATCAAATTTAAGGTAAAAAATACATATGTCAGCAATAGATAATATCAAAGACCATTTTAATTCTTTAAGCACAGGCGAAAGCAAACACTTTGAGGATTGGGATTTAACAGTTTATAAAGAGCCTTTAACATTAGAAAAAAAAGGTAAGTTGTTAAAGAAAATGGAAATTGATACAATCACAGGGTTGGCATATGTATTAATTGAGTTAGCATTAGATGAGCAAGGTAAAAATTTATTTACCCTTGAACATAAACAACATCTAATGAAAAGAGCTGATCCTGACTTAGTTGCTGATCTTGCAACTTGGTTAATGGTCACACCGACAAAAGACGATATTAAAAAAAAATAGAAAACGACTATGACTATAATACTATAGTTCAATTAGCCGATTATTTAAAAATTCCAATACATCAGGTACAAAAGTTCACAGTTGAAGAACTGTTATCTTGGGTTGTGTTCTTAGAAGATAAGAACGCTAAACAGCAACAACAAATGAATATGCAAAAAGCAAGGTCTAGGAGATAAATGACTAAAAAAGTAAATATAGATATAGTAGCAAAGGATAAAACCAAAGGTGCTATTAACACTACGAAAAAAGGTCTTGATGGTTTAAAGAAATCAGTCTTTAATTTGCGTAATGCTTTTTTAGGTTTAGGTACAGGTTTATTAATTAAGAACTTAGTACAAACAGGCAAAGAAGTTGAAAGTTTAAAAGTTAGATTTAAATTTTTATTTGGTTCTGCTCAAGAGGGTGCAGTTGCATTTGATAACCTTGCAAAATTTGCAGGTAGAGTTCCATTTAGTTTAGAAGAAATTGCAAGATCATCAGGTAACTTAGCTGTTGTATCTAAAGATGCCGCAGATTTATCTCGTATCTTAGAAATTACAGGTAATGTTGCGGCTGTTACAGGATTAGATTTTCAAACTACTGCTAGTCAGATACAAAGAGCCTTTAGTGGTGGTATTGCGGCGGCAGATGTATTTAGAGAAAAAGGTGTTAGAAGTTTATTAGGTTTTCAACAAGGTGCTACAGTATCTATTGAAGAAACTGTTAAAGCATTTGAAGATGTCTTTAGTGGTGGTGGAAGATTTGGTCAAGCTACTGACGCATTAGCTGAAACTTTTGAGGGTACAATCTCAATGATTGGTGATAAGTTATTCACCTTTAAACAACAAATAAACGAAACATTTTTTGCTACCCTTAAACAGGCTATGGGTAGCTTAAATACTTTCTTTGAGGAAAATGCTAGATCTACCGAGAAATTAGCAATTCAAATAGGTAAAACTTTATCAGTTGCAGTAATGGGTTTAGCTAAGATGTTTAAGTCTCTTAAAGATAATGCTAATACTGTTTTAACAGTCTTTGCAGGTATTATTGCATTAAAATTAGCTACTGTATTTGTAGGTATAACATCAGCTATTATGGGAATGACAGGTGCAATGACTGTCTTTAATAGTGTTACTAAAAGAAATATTATATTTGGTGGCATAGCTGTATTTACAGCCGCAGTAGTGTTACTGACTAAAAAGTTTAAAGATTTTAAAAATGCTATAAGTGACTTAGCACCTGCAACAGGAGGAGAAGCATTATTAAAGGTAGAGGAAAAAAGATTAGAATTAAAAAAAGCTATTGCAAAACAAGAAGCCGAAAGTAATTTAACAAGAAATGAGCAGAATGTAAGAAATGTCAATCAACTTACAGGAGAATTAAAGATATTAGAAGATCAATTAAAAACTTTTAGATTAATTGCTTCATCTATGAATGATGCTCAAAGAATACAAGGTGGTTTCCTACCGCCAAAAACTGAGCGTGGAGAAATTAAAAAAGATGGAAATTTAGAAAAAATTATACAGGCTAATAAGTCTGAATTAGATTTATTAATTGAAAAAAATATTGAAGAAAAAGCAATAGTTGATGAGCAATTAGCTAAATTACATCAAGCTAAAGCAAATGCAGTATTAGGTCGTGGTAGAGAATTATCAGAAGAAGAACTAGCTTTAAAAGAAGAATTAATTGAAACTCACTTACTTATGGAAGATAACTTCCAAAAACAAGTAACTGCTATTTATCAAGCTGAATCAGATAAAAGAGCGGCAATACAACAACAAAATTTAGATAAATTTAAAGCGGGTAAATTTAGTGAAGTAGATTTTGAGAAAATGTCTAATAAAGACAAACTTAAAGGCACTATGTCTCATTTAGAACAAGCGGCAAAAGCAAACGCCGCTCACAGTAAAAAAGCATTTAGATTACAACAAGCATTTAGCATTGGAAAAGCTATAATGAGTACTTATGGTGCGGTTATGAACGCTATGGAAAATATACCAGCACCTTTCAATTATGCTGTTGCCGCCGCAAATTTGGCTATGGGTATGGGACAAGTAAACTCAATTAGATCACAACAACCACCTGCACAATTTGGTGGATCTAGATTACCGAACAGTCCATTCTTAGTTGGAGAAAAAGGGCCTGAACTCTTTACACCTAATACCGCAGGATCAGTTACACCTAATCATCAAATTGGTGGTGGTGGTGCAACAGTAAACTTTAATATAACCACAGTAGACGCACAATCATTTGGAAATCTACTAGATACAAGACGAGGACAGATTGTAAATATGATTAACTCAGCTTTGAATAACAAAGGTCAGGCGGCTCTAGTATGAGTGGTGCATTTCCTACAAGTCCAATATCTAATGGCATTAACATTAAGAGCAATCAAACAACTATTGTTTCAACCTCTATTAGTGGTCGTAGACAAGCAAGACAATTACAAAATCAAAGATGGGAAATGTCAGTATCGTTTCCGCCAATGACTAGAGCAAGTTTTGCTCCGATCTTTGCGTTTATTACTGCACAAAGAGGTCGTAAGGGAACATTTACTTATACGCCACCAATTATAGATGATTCACTAGGCACAGAAGCAGGATCAGTATTGGTAAACGGAGTACACGCTGTTGCTGACACGACTATTGCTATGGACGCTTTTGGTGCTGATGGTGCAGGAAGATTTAAAGCAGGAGATTTTATAAAGTTTGCCTCACACGATAAAGTTTATATGGTTATAAGTGATGTAACATCATCAAGTAATGCGGCAACTGTAACGATAGAGCCACCATTAACAACTGCATTAGCTAATAACGAAGCAGTAACTTATGATAGTGTTCCATTCACAGTAGCATTGAAAAATGATGTACAAGAGTTTACAGTAGGACAAGACGCATTTTACAGATACGAATTAGATTTTATTGAGGTTATATAATGTCAAGAGGTTTACACTCTACCCTAAAAACAGAATTAGCTACTGATCATTTAGATCAGATACATTTAATTCAGTTTACTATTGGTAGTACGATTTATTATAGAACGACAGCTTATTTTGATATTACTTATGATGGTAATACATATACAGCAGGTGCAGATTTATTAACTATTCCCACAATAACT